TTGTTTCTTTCGTGACAAGTTGCTATTTGTCATACTTCGATTTACAGTCCCTATAACTTTCCTCTCATGTAACTTTCCCAAGTGAGCATCTATAGCTTTGTCTATAGACAAACTTTTCGGAAAACCTGAACCGAACATTGCCGAAATCACGCTTGGCTCTTGACTCTCTAGTATTGCCTCCAGTGCGTTGCGTTGCTCATCGTTGAGTGAATGAAGGAAGGGAGCAATCGCGTTGTCAGTGCTGTAGAAATGCGAGATGCAGTCCCGCACCTCAAAGCCAGCGTCTTCTAACGCCGTTGCCGTCCAATGGCTCGTTCGTGGCAACGCCCATACCAGCGCATGACCCCCAGGTTTCAAACAGCGCATGGCTTCCATCATGATGGAGGATAACCACGCAATCCATGCATCACGTCCACCCTTGTTTGCATCCCACGTCTTATTCATAAATGCTATGCCTGCTGGTGGGTCGGTGATAATGGCGTGTATTGAGTCGTCAGGAAGCGTTCGCATAACTTCCAAACAATCCCCCTGTTGTATTGTGTCAAGAAATGGAGCAATCATGCTGTTTTCCTGCATTATGCGGCTACTCCTTGTGGTTGCTGCGTCTCTTGCGGCAATAGTGCGATAGGTGCAGCAGGTGGTGGTGGTTTGAGTGCCGCCTCGTTCGCGCTCTTGACCGCTTCATCCTCCGCATCATAGCCAAGTTTGGCGAGGATGGTCGCGCTCGACACGCCAATAGACTGCAATATTTGCGCGGTTTGCGCTGCGGATAAGTCGTCGATTGGCAACAGGTTTTGCCAGTGCAAATCAATCTTGCACCGCTCGAATTCTGCCACTGGAATGATGCCCGCGACGACCATCGCGGCGCGTGAGACCGCGCGTATCATCTGCCCGTACAGGCGTTGCTTCTGTGTGGTCTTTTCCACGAGCGGCTGAAACAAGAGTTGCAACGCCACGCCTGAGATGTTGCCCTTCGGCAAAGCCTCTAGCCGTCCAAGCGCAACGGCGGGGACGCGCGACTGCTCATCCATGTCCGAGCGGATGACGCCCGCGAACGCAAGCGACGAGTGTAGGTCGCTTTTCATTTCCAAAACGCCAATCGCGGCGGTATCCGATTCGAGCACGATGGTCTCATCGACGGCGACGCTGATTTGTCCGAGTCCGACGCCCTTCGCCCACGTCTTCGGGTGCGCGTGAAACTTGATGATACGCGACGTGTTGCTCTGCACAAAGTTGAGCACCCTGTTCATCTCAATCAGGTCGAGTGAGAGGTCGGCGCCCCCCCACAGTTCATTCGGGTTGGGCAGGTTCTGGTTGGTAAAGATCGGCGCGAACGGATAAGGCCAGTGCTCGACTGCGCCAACGCGAAACCACGACCCTGCTGTGCCTTTGCGTGCGTAATTGGTGATGGTCCAGGTTTCGTCAATGTCGTCGTATCCGTCAATCAGCGCGAGGCCGTCAGGGTCAATACGCGCGATAATCTGGCGTTTTTGCAGGTCGTCGCCAACGGGATACTCAATAATGTAGGCAAGCACCAGCGACACGTCATCAGGCGACGAGACCATGCGGACCAGCATCGGGTCCATTACGACGAGACGCGGGTACTGCATCGCTCCCTGCGCGGGGAGGAGCTTCACGAACTGCTGTCCACAGACCGCGCCATTGATGCCCATTTGCGAGAGCAGCGTCATGCGGTCATCGTCGTCACCCCACAGGCCGTCGAGAAAATCCTGTTTTGGCGACGGTTTCAGGGAGCGGGTTCGGCGGTGCTTTCTGCGTACAGGGGGCGTATTCGGCGCGGCTGCTACAGGCGCAGGGGGCGTGTCAGTGCCGCCGTTTCCGTCTGTGTTCTCATCGGTCGCCTCCAACTTGAGGACGGCCCCAAACAGAAACGACACGCCTTTGTTGACGATTGGCTCACACCGATTCGAGAGCACGTTGTCGTTGGGCTGGCCTGCCGTAACTTTGAGCGGATTGGGCAACTGGCCGCGATACGCTTTCCATGCAGACTGCATCGCTGCTTTGCGCTCGACATCGGCCTGCGGGATTGGTGCTTGTGCCAGGGACTGTTGCGCGGATGTTTGCATACTACTCATCTCCAAATATTCTTGAAATACTGTACGCCTGTTGGCACGAGGTCACGCGCACACAGATAGCGGCTCGCATCTATGCCATGATCAAACTCTTTCACAGGCTGTTCGCCCTTTTTTGCGCCCTGTCGCGTATCCCACACGTAGGAGTCGTATTCTTCAAGAGTTGAGGCGGGTTGCTTGCGGCTCACAAGGTCAGCGTCCCGCTCTACCAGCATGTCTTCAAAGTACATGAGGCGTGGCTTGCCATCACCAGCAGGACGCAGGCGGCTTGCCATCGCCTGGAGGCCGTCACTCACTGTTTTTTGTGCGGGGATGGTGTGCAGCCCCGTGTGTCGCTCAAACGTGGCTCTATCTTCTGCGTCATGGTCCGCAATCACGAGGCGCGGATACGGGTCTCCGTCCTTTTCGCCCCAACGCGATAGGCGTTTCATGTCTTTTGCGTGGTCTTCTACAAGGCGTTTTGTCTTATAGATTTCGCGGTAGATGTAGAAACGCCCGTCGGGGTCTTCTGCCGCCCACAGGCATACGAACGGATGGGTATAGCCAAAGTCGAGAATGAGATACCGAGGCCATGACGCTGGGAGAGGGAAGCGTTTCACAACATTGCGCTGCCGGTCCCAGGAGTCCTCAAACACCGTACCCTCGGCCGCCGCCCAGATGCCGTATCGGTAACGGGCAAGACGCACCCCTGACAGGCCGCCGAGGATACCAAAGATATACTCGCGCCCTTCCACCGTCCAGTCCTGTGTCTGTATGTCGAAATAGCGCGGGTTGTCCTCGTGCCTACTAAGCAGGCGTGTGGTCGTGCCTTCATTCATGCGCTGGTTGAGCCAGTGGGTCGGGGCGTTCGGGTTGCAGTCCATGATGAGTTGCCGATACGGGATATCCGTCGGCGAGCCAGTACGGGGACGCAGGCGCATCCGCACAAACTCAATATTCTCTAAATCGCACTCTGTCGCCTCGTTGAGATACGCCCAATCAAACTCTGCGGACTGCACTTTCTCTGGCTTATCAAGACCGTTCACAATCATCTGTGAGCCGTTGGAATACCGGAACGCGGCTGGCTCGACTTTGTTGCCGCCGAACCAGTGAATATCGGTGCGATTGCGCTTGATGTTGTCGCGGTACGTCACCATTGCGGAGCCAGCAAGCGCGGTATTCGTTTTTCTCGCGACAAGTGCGCGTGACTCTGGGTACTTGCACAGCAAGCGATGTATCTTGTATAACGCGCCCACCGTTTTGCCTGTATTGTGATGCCATATCCCCTCAGCTAAATAGTGATGTGCAACAGGTACATGCAAGTCAAAATACTCATCAGTACGTTCGTACTTTATGCTTGACACCGTTCCCCATTGTGTGCTACAATCAAACTTGTTAGATGTAACGAGAGTATTGGAGGCATTCATTGAAGGGCTATAAACATACGACGCAAGAAGAGTTTCAGCGCATCCTTGCGTCGTATCAGAGGACACGAAGCACCGCGCTAACTGCCCAGGAACTGAGTTTACCACATCGCCATGTAACGGGACTTCTGGGACGGGCGGGTATTCCGCTAACAAAAGCACACGGCGGCGCGTGCTATCTCCATCAAGCGGAAATTGAGCAGTGGGCGAAAGAAGGTGTATCTCTTTCTGAAATTGGGCGGCGCATTGGAACAAAGCATCAACTTGTAAAGAAGTTTCTCGTTGAGCATGGAATCGAGTATGTTCCGTATCGTCAGGCGATGGAGAACAACACGTTCTGGCGTGGTGGGCGTATGACTGATGAGGACGGCTATATTCTTGTGAAGTGTCCTGAGCATCCTCACAAAGACAGACACGGCTATGTACGTGAGCATCGTCTGGTGATGGAGCAGATGCTAAGTCGGTATCTCTTGCCAACAGAGGTCGTACACCATAAGAACGGCCTAAAGTTTGACAACTCTCCTGAAAACCTAGAGGTGTTTGGCTCAAACGCAAAGCATCTTGCAATGACACGAAAAGGTCAGGTTCCAAAGTGGTCTGATGAGGGCAAGGCGCGGATGCCAACAGGCGTTGAGATGGCAAGACGGAAGAAGCAAATCGCCAGCCGTCAGGAGTCAAAAACAGGTGATTGTCAGTCACCACGCACTGATGACCTGACGTAAGTGTGACACGGTAGAGGTCACGCACACCTTTACGAAATGGCACCTCAGCTTGAATAGCACCCATCAACGTGTGTACGATGGGTGCTATTGCCTTTTCGTACAACTCTTTGATAGGCGTGTGAGTCTCAGTAACAGGATTGTATATGCGCGTTTCGCCTGCCACACATCCTGCTGGTCCATCGAGGCAGACCTCGCGGTCACGACACGCCCCAATCGCGAGCGCACTGCCACGTAGCTCTGGCGCCTTGATACGGACCTGTGTCTCTGCACTGCTCATGGTGTTGCCTCAACAATCGCGCCCGCGAAATAGCCCGATGGCACTTCTTCGATGATGATTTGGGGGCCCATTGTCTCGTCTGGTCGCACGTCAAGCCCCATGAGTTTTGAACGCCGTTCAGAAATCGCAATCAGGCGATCCACCGCCCACAACATGCCCTTTTCCGCCTCACCGTCTTTGCCGAGCAGTTTCGTGTAACACTTTTGTTGCAGGTCGTCCAGGAAGTTCAATTCTTCGCGGCGCAGCTCTTCGACATTCGTTACGACGACGCGCTGCATCTCTCTTTGCACGGCCTTATGCGCGGCTCCTGCGTGAGCGAACCCACACGCCACCGCAATGTCGTCATACTTCATTTTCTGAGTACGCAACTGCAACGCCATCACCGCACGGTTGGCGGCTAAAACATCACGAGTTTGTACCCCCTGTGTTTC